CGAAAACTTGGTGCAAGAGAACGGCGGCTTGCTGCTGTTGGAGTGATGAATGGCAATCGTTAAGATTTCAGACCTTCCGCTCGTAGACTCGCCGGTCGAAGGCACCGATCTGTTCGTTGTCGTTCAAGACAACGTGACAAAGAAGGCGTACGCTAGCGACATTCAGACCTATGTGGGCTTCGAAGAAGTCCAATACGCGACCGCCGGTCAGACGGTTTTTAACCTTACGACAATGACCTATGCGGCTGGCGCAAACAACTTACAAGTGTTTGTTGACGGCGTAAACCAATACGAAGGGTTGGCGTATACAGAAACCGATAACAATACCGTTACGTTTACCCAAGGGTTGCATTTAGGCGCTGTCGTTAAGTTTTCAACCGTACAGACGCAAACGTCTTCTGTTGCTAACGCGGGCGCAGTGACGTTCCTGCAAGCTGGCACGGGAGCGGTTGCGCGTAGCGTGCAGTCTAAAGAACGCGACATTGTTAGCGTTAAAGACTTTGGAGCTGTTGGCGATGGCGTCACAAACGATACCGCTGCTGTTCAAGCCGCAATCAACGCCGCAACATCTGGCGGCGGGGTTTATTTTCCCGCTGGAACTTATTTAATAACGTCCGGTTTGACGGTATCTACCAACACTATTCGGTTGTATGGTGACGCGGCGTACTTGAATGGCACAATGCTCAAAGCTGGCGCTCCAAATTTTGACATTTTAACGATTGGCAGTTACGGCGTTTTTATTAGCAATCTGGTGTTTCAAGGATACGAAACAACGTCAGTATTTGGCGAAAATACGACCTGCGGTGGCGCGGTATTCTTTAGAAACGACGGCAGTAAAGACATTGATTCTGAAGTTACAGGCTGTTTTTTTGACCAACTTGCGGTTGGCGTTAAGGGAACAGGCGCAAACCTTAAAATCCACAACAATACTTTCCAGCGAAGCATATACGGCGTTTACTTAGATCGCCGAGGATCGACAGAATTTCGCGGGCATGTAATTGATGGAAACCGCTTTCATATCATAGGCGGCGTATCTACAAATTCGTCTGTTGCAAACGCTACAGCAATTAAGTTTGTTTCCGTAGTTGCCATTTTAAACCAAGTCATCAACAACTACGCGGATGACTGCAAATTCTTTTTTGATGGTGCATTAGGTCACGGAAGCCAAGTATCTAACAATTTAATTCAGCGCAACAGAAAAACAGCTATTAAGATTCAAGACTCTGGCGATACGTCTGATTTGGTATCCGGGTCTGTAACTAACAATGTGATTGGCGATATTAGCGGCACATTTACTAGCGCGTTTTTGGATGGTTGGGGAATTTACATTGATGGCGCTGATGGGTTGTTGATTGCAAACAACAACATTCACTTTGTACGCGCTGACGGTATTTTGCTAACTAATAATGCGTTGCGTAACCAAATTGTTGGAAACAACATTAATTGCGTAAACGCGCTGTATTCAACAGATGGGTCAATTTATAGCGGAATTAGAATTAACGCAGGAAGCGTTTTTAACAACATTTCTAATAACTGCATTGAACAAAACTTTGCCGGAGGTATGCAGTACGGCATTAACGTGCTTGGAGACGAGAACACGTTTTACAACAACGACGTGTATTACGCCTCTGGGGCAACCACGTATTTCAACATTGCATCGGGCGTCGTGGCATTTGGCAATACGATGTCCCGCTACGCCGCACCTCGAATAGATTGGAGCGTTAACATTCCCTCAACGGGAAAGTGGACTCGTGGCGACGTTGTATGGAAAGACCAGCCAAATGAAGGTTCGCCAGTTGGATGGGTTTGTGTAACGTCGGGTTCTCCAGGCACTTGGAAAGCATTTGGTCAAACCGGAGCAGAAACAACCATTGCGTCTAATCCTGAATATATCGGTCAACTTGCGGTAGTTGGAACGGACGCGTACATTGCAGTTGGAACGTCTGCTCCCTCTGATTGGAAACAGATTACTTAAGGAAGTATCAACATGGCAGACAAAAAAATCTCGCAATTAACTGGCGCAACCACGCCGCTTGCTGGCACAGAAGTTTTGCCAATTGTGCAAAGCGGCAGCACTGTAAAAGTCGCCGTCTCTGATCTTACGGCGGGGCGCACCGTTTCTGCTACCAAGCTTGGTTTGGGCATGAGCCCGACTTACGCGCTTGACGTAACAGACAACTCAACTGGCGTTCAAAGCCGTATTTCGTCGTCGTCTTCAAACGGCACTTCGTTTGCGATGACCAATTCCGCCGCTAACGGACGTACTTGGCGCATCGGCAACAACTATGTGATCGGCAATGGCGAATGGTCGTTGTATGACGATACCGCCAGCAAAGAAGTGTTGCGTGCAGATTCAAGTCAAAATGTTCGCGCAGTTCAAGGAAACTTTATTGTCGGCACCGCCGCCAAAGGCATCGACTTCTCCGCTAACACCCACGCGGCGGGAATGACCAGCGAGTTGCTGAACTGGTACGAGGAAGGCACTTGGACGCCGGCAATTACTTTTCAAACGCCCGGCGATTTGTCTGTAACCTACACTACTCAAGCTGGAGCTTACACTCGAATCGGCAACCGCGTAATCTTGCAAGGATTTGTTAAAACCTCAGCCTTTACGCACTCTACTGCGTCAGGGTATTTAGCCATTACCGGCATTCCGTTTACGGCAACTAATGCGGCTGGGCGGCAAAACCTTGGTGCGCTATATTTTCAAGGCATAACAAAAGCAAATTACACTAATTTTGTTGCGTCAATAGAAGATGGGGCTCCATCTTTGGTTCTTATTTACGCATCCGGGAGCGGCCAAAACGGCGATTTCATAGACTCCGCAGATATGCCGTCGGGTGGCAGCGTCGATCTGAGATTTACGTTGACTTACCAAGTTTAACTATTGTTGCGCGTCAAAAAACATATCGTCGATTTAAGATTAAAAGTTTGTTTACTGTTTAAGAGAGCAAATAAAATGGCCTTAACTAAAGCAACTTATGCTCTAATTGACGGCGCACCTGCCAACGTCAAAGACTTTGGCGCGGTGGGTGACGGCGTTGCTAACGATAGGGCTGCAATACAGGCCGCTTTCAATTCAGGTGCAAAAAAAGTCTATTTTCCGTCCGGCGTTTACTGGTTGGGTCAATACTCTACGTCCGAAATAATTATTGATCTATCCAGTTTGGGCAGCAACATATCGGTTTTAACGGATAAATCTGTTGAATTACGTTGCCAAACAACCGCAAGTGTTATCCCCAAGTTTTTCTATCTTCTTAACAACAGCCACTTTACTTGCGGGCCTATCAAATTTACTGATACCGGATATGACCCGAATGTAAACTTTCGCGGTGCTTTTGCGTTTCAACTAGAGGCGCTCCCTGGAACTGGCGGCTGGGGCGACGTAGTTTTTGATTCCATATTCTGCGACGGATTAGTTGCGTGTGTGGTTTTAAGTGGCGGCGATAGTTCTGCACGAGTACGCGGTATACACATTAAGCAGTTATTCTCAAATAACTGCTACTACGGTTTTAATTCGCAAAACCAAGGCGACGGCGTAAAAATAGACAATTTGATTGCCTTCCAAAATTATCGCCCGTATTTCGTATACGGTGCGACAGGTCATAAAGTAAAGATATTTAACCGCGCTAATCGCAGCACTTCAGGCGCGGTCAACATTAGCCGATCTCCAGGCGGCCTTGATACACAAGGCATTGAAGTCAGCTATGTTTCAAGAGATAACACCGCAACGCCAATCAACCATGTAAACATCAACCACATTGATTTGCTTGGTGGAACGATCAGCGGCATTAAGATAGACTTAGATATTGAGTCTTCTGCGGCGTATTCGCCGGTTAACTTTATAAATTATTCTGGTTCTGGCGGCAGCCCAACTTCGGCTGCATCGTCGAATTTGGTTTATGACATTACGCTATCTGGGTCATGCGATGCCCAGGCTACACCCGTTGAAATCACCGCGTCGTATGCGTCAAAAGGAATTTTGAATTTTACAAGCGGCAAAAACTTTGCGTTTAATTCAACGATTCCAACAAAGTTTTACCTTGGCGATGCAAAACGAAACCAAGCGGTAACGTGGACAGCAACAACCGTTGCCCCGGCGATTGGAAACGGCGCCCTTACTTCAAATTACGATGTTGTGAACGGGCTTTGCCACTACACAATTTCTTTAACGGCCGGTAGCACCACAACTTTCGGAACTGGCGAATGGTTATTTTCGCTTCCTATTCCGTCTACAGGTCCGGCAGTAGGCTCAGTGTGGGCGCTCGACTCTGGAACGGCGTATTACATCGGCGCGTGCAAAGTGTCAGCGGGCAGCAATCTTGGTTGTTACACTAATAACAATGGCAGTTCTTTTAGCCCGACTATTCCGTTTTCATGGGCCGCAAACGACGAGTTATTGATAACTTTAACCTATCCAATTTCGTAATAGGTCAAACTCATAATTACTTGACGTTTTGACGCAACAACGTAAGATTTACCTGTACTGGTGCAGTTCACCAGGGATTCATCAGGAATCAAAATGTCTGAAACTGAAGTAGTAGCGGAACAAGTACCCGCGCCGGAACCGGTTGCTACGGCTGCACCGGAACCCGAAGTTGTTGCCCAAGAGGCAGTACAGCCGGAGGAAAAGCCTGCCAAAACGTTCTCCCAAGAGGAGCTCGACGCGCTGGTAGGTAAACGACTTGCACGGGAACGTCGCAAGTGGGAGCGAGAGCAAGCGTTAAAAGCGCCTGAGCCACAAGCCCAGACGCCCGCCACGCTGCCTGACCGGGACACTGACCCCGACGCGTATGCGGAAGCCCTTGCGGCCCGCAAAGCCGAGGAGTTGCTAGCCCAGCGTGAGGCAGAACGGCAACAGCGCGAGCTATTGACGGCCTATAAGGAACGTGAGGAAGCGGCCTTTGAGAAGTACGACGACTTTGAGCAAGTCGTGTACAACAAGGCGCTGCCAATTACGAACGTGATGGCCGAGACGATTCAGGCTTCGGAGCTTGGACCCGACGTAGCGTACTACTTAGGTTCCAACCCCCGCGAAGCTGAACGTATTTCCCGCTTGTCGCCATACCTGCAAGCCAAGGAGATCGGCAAGATTGAGGTCAGATTGGCCGACAATCCGCCGGTTAAAAGGACAACCAATGCGCCCCCGCCGATTAAGCCTGTGACGGCTAAAACCGTCGGCGCACCGGCCCGAGACACGACTGACCCACGCTCTGTCAAGGACATGAGCACGTCAGAGTGGATCGAAGCCGAGCGTCTGCGACAGATTAAGCAGTGGGAAGCGCGACGTAACCGCTAACTTCTTTTTGGAGACATATTGTGGCTAATACACTTCTTACTATTGACATGATCACGAGGAAGGCTCTCGAAATCCTTGAGAACAACCTTGTGATCACCCGCAACGTCAACCGTCAGTACGACGACAGCTTTGCTGTCGAAGGTGCCAAGATCGGTTCGACCCTCCGCATCCGTCTGCCGGATCGCGCCCTTGTGACCGACGGCGCCGCGCTTCAGGTGCAGGACGACAACGAGCAGTTCACCACGCTCACCGTCGCCTCGCAGAAGCACATTGGCGTCAACTTCACCAGCGCCGAAATGGCCCTCCAGTTGGACGACTTCGCCGAGCGCGTGCTCAAGCCGCGTATCAGCCAGTTGGCGTCCAGCATCGACGCCGATGTGGCCAACAGCTTCAAGAAAATCTACCAGTCGGTCGGTACGCCTGGCGTCACCCCCGGCACCTCGCTGGTTCTCTTGCAGGCCCAGCAGAAGCTGAACGAAGCCGCCGCCGGCATGGCCCCGCGCTACGCAACCGTTAACCCGGCTGCCAACGCTGGCCTCGTCGAAGGCATGAAGGGCTTGTTCAACCCGGTGGACTCCATCAGCCGTCAGTTCAAGAACGGCATGATGGGCGAAGGCATCCTCGGCTACGACGAGATCAACATGTCTCAGTCGATCAAGCAGCACACCAACGGCTCGGCCTCACGCGCGGACACCCCGATCGTGAAGACGACGCTCGCCAACGGTGCGACCAAGCTGACGCTCGACAACGTGACCGACGGCCTCACCCTCGTCCCGGGCGACGTGTTCACGATCGCTGGCGTGTATGCGGTCAACCCGCAGACCCGCGAGTCCACTGGCGCGTTGCAGCAGTTCGTTGTGCAGAACACCGTCACCTCGGCCTCTACGGAGTTCGTGGATGTGGAGTTCCTGCCGGCGGTCTACGGCCCGACGCACGCCCTCGCCACGGTCAGCAAGCTGCCGACCGCCAGCGATGTCGTGACCTACGTGGGTGCCGCTAGCGGCCAGTACGCTCAGAACCTTGTGTACCACAAGGACGCGATCACGTTTGCCACCGCCGACCTCCTGCTCCCGCAGGGCGTTGACATGGCGTCGCGTCAGGTCCACAACGGCATCTCCATGCGCGTTGTCCGTCAGTACGACATCAACAACGACCGTATGCCCTGCCGTATCGACGTGCTGTATGGCTACTCGGTGATCCGTCCGCAGATGGCCTGCCGCATCTGGGGCTAATTCTTAACCTTATTCACGGAGTAACTAAAAATGGCACTTCCTAACGGTACTAGTGGCTATCAGGTTGGCGCCGGCAATTCTGCCGAGCCAATCATGGGCGTTCTCGGCCCGGTGACGGCGTACGCCGGCGCTTCGGGCACCATCGCGGTCGCCGATCTTGTGAACGGCGTCTTCTCGGTGGACTCAGGCAGCACGTCTGCGGGCACCTACTCGTTCGCGGCTGCGTCCCTTGTGGACGCCGCTGTGGCGAGCGCCCGCGTGGGCAGCACGTTTGATTTCTTCTGCGTCAACCTCGGTGACGACGCAGGAAACGACGTGACGTTCTCGGGCACGGGCTGGACGCTTGTGGGTTCGGCGGTGGTGGCTGACGGTACGTCGGCACACTTCCGCGCTCGCAAGACCGGCGACGCGACCTGGACTTGCTACCGCATTTCGTAATAGCAAACGCCCCCTACGGGTGATACCGTAGGGGGCACTGCTCATAGGAGTATTTCTATGCCTAATACAAAGGCGGTTGGTGTTGCGTTCTCGGACCCAGAGCTTGACGGTGCAGTAATTGGCGCTGCGGGCGGTACGGTCGGATTCTTCGGCACGACGCCGGTTTCCGAAGGTGCGGCTCTTACGGCCCAGCTTACGACGATTACGTCCACGGCTCCGTCTCCGGCCGACTTTGCGATTCAGGATTTGACTCAGACGACCCCGTTTGGCTTTGTTACTAAAAACGAAGGCAACACGGTGCTGTCGGTGATTGCAAATCTCCAGACTCGCGTTGCTCAGTTGGAGTCGCGGTTTCAGGCTTACGGGCTTCTGCCGTAACTATGAACATATATCTTCGCCATCCCGTGCATGGGCTAAAGATAGCCATTTCCGATTTGGAAGCGGCTATGGACTATGAGCACGGGTGGGAAGAATATGACCCAATGGAACCGGCGGCGCAGGAGGAAGACCCTGCTGCGTCGCCGGAACCTATGCCGGTCGTTAACGAGCTAAAGGCGCGTCGAAAGCGGAAGGAGTAAGCCATGGCGACAGCGGGCGATCAAATCAACGGGGCGCTGCGTCTGCTGGGCATCTTGGCTGAGGGCGAAACGCCGTCGGCTTCGATGGCACAGGACGCACTTTCGGCGTTCGATCAGATGGTGGATAGCTGGAACACTGAGCGTCTCGCCGTGTTCTGTACGCAAGACCAGACCTACATGTGGCCTGCCGGCGCGCGTATTCAAACGCTCGGCCCGACGGGCGATTTCGTTTATGTCCTTGGCACACAGTCTGAAGTGCCGATTATTACGCAAGACGACGACTATCTGTCCTTGGAAGACGGCAACCCCGTTCCGGCACAGCAGCGTCCAATTTTGCTTGATGACTCGACTTTTTTCCGCGACCCGTCTACGAACGTGTCGTACGGCATCAAGTTCATCAACCAGCTGCAGTACAACAACATTGCAGTCAAGACCGTGCAGAGCACCTATCCGCAGGTGATGTTCGTCAACAATACGTTTCCGAACATCTCCATGTCGGTCTATCCGGTGCCAAATCGGGTGCTGGAGTTCCACTTTATTTCGGTGCAGCGGCTGTTGGACCCCGCGTCGCTCAGTACGGAAATCCTCATGCCGCCGGGCTACCTGCGGGCGTTCCGGTATAACTTGGCGCTGGAACTGGCGCCGGAGTTTGGCGTTGAGCCTGCGCCTGAAGTGCGTCGCGTAGCGATGTACAGCAAGCGCAATCTCAAGCGCATTAACAACCCCTACAACGTCATGGCGATGCCTTACAGCATCATCGCCCGTCGTAATCGGTACAACATTTACGCCGGTAACTTTTAATGAAAACGCCGATCCTAGGCTCGTCTTACGTTGCACGCAGCGTAAACGCCGCCGACGCTCGGATGGTGAATCTCTACCCAGAGGTCATCCCCGAGGCTGGCAAGGAGCCGGCGTACCTTCAGCGGTGCCCCGGCTTGCGGCAGTACATGGAGGTGGGCTCTGGCCCCATCCGTGGACTGTATCCTTTGGGAGACAGCCTGTACGTCGCCTCGGGGAGCGAGTTCTACAAGGTTGACGGTAACTTAAATGTTACCAAGCTCGGCGACATTACGGGCACCGGCCCGGTGTCGATGGCGGACAACGGTATTCAAATTTTTGTAGCCTGTAACCCTGATGGATACATCTACAACAGCAATACCAACGTCTTCCAAAAGATCACCGATCCTGACTTCCCCGGCGCGGTGACGGTCGGCTACCTAGACGGCTATTTCGTCTTCAACGAACCGAACAGCCAGCGCATCTGGGTGACGGCGCTGCTTGATGGCCTTTCCATCGACCCGCTTGACTTTGCGAGCGCCGAGGGCTCACCGGACGGCTTGGTGTCGATCATTATCGACCACCGCGAGGCGTGGCTATTCGGCACGAACTCGGTCGAGGTCTGGTACAACTCCGGCAACCCCGACTTCCCGCTGGAGCGCATCCAGGGCGCTTACAACGAGATCGGCTGCTTGGCCCCTTACTCGGTCGCCAAGCTCGACAACAGCGTGTTCTGGCTTGGCTCAGACGCTCGCGGTCAGGGTGTTGTCTACCGGGCGCAGGGCTACCAAGGCGTGCGCGTCTCAACCCATGCGGTTGAGTTCGCCATCCAGCAGTACGCCAACATGTCCGACGCGCTGGCATACACGTACCAGCAAGACGGCCATGCGTTTTACGTACTTATCTTCCCGAGTGCGGAAACCACATGGGTATACGATGCCGCGACCGGCGCGTGGCATGAGCGGGCGGGGTTTGCCAAAGGCAGATTTAAGCGCCATCGCTCTAACTGCCATGCTCGCTTCAAAGGCCAGCCGACGGTCGGCGATTACCAAAACGGCAAGCTCTATCAGTTCGACCTGCGGTACTTCCGCGACGACGAGCAGGAGCAGCGTTGGATGCGCCGCTGGCGCGCGCTGCCGACAGGCGCCAATAACTTGACGCGTACCATCCATCACCAGTTGCAGTTGGACTGCCAGACCGGTGTGGGCGGACTGTACGACGACCCGTCGTTCCTTGCGCAGCAGGCGCCAGGTTTGGTGTTGCAGCAAAACAACAGCAGCATCATTGTTGAGGGCGAGCCTAACAACAGCGTGCCGCTACCGCAGGTCATGCTGCGCTGGTCGGACGATGGCGGCCATACGTGGAGCCATGAGCGATGGGAGTCGCTTGGGCCCATTGGCGCCACCCAAACGCGCGTTATTTGGCGTCGCTTGGGCGCAACGCTGAAGTCCCGCGACCGGGTGTACGAGCTCACAGCCGCCGATCCTATGGTAACGGCTATTATGGGCGCTGAACTGCGGCTCTCACCGACGGCAGCCTAATGAGCAATACGACCAACATTCCCGCACCCCGCGTTCCGTTCATTGACGAGCGCACCGGGCTGATTTCTCGTGAGTGGTTCCGGTTTCTCAATAACCAGTTCCAGTTGACGGGCGGTGGTACGACCCAGATTAGCACGGCTGACTTGGAATTGACCCCTGCGTTGGCGGCAACGACTGAGGATGTCATTCCTGAGATTGAGAAAGATATTCAAGCGTTGCAGTTATTGCCGCCGGTTGAGCCGTTTGTGCCGTCGGATTACGGCTCGTTTTACGATACAACCACTCAAGTTGCAGCCGCAATTAACACGGCTTATGCAATTACTTTTAACACGACGGTTTACTCAAAGGGCGTGCGCCGTGGGTCGCCGACATCTCGTATATACGCAAATCGCCCCGGCGTTTATAACTTTGCATTTTCAATTCAGTTTGATAAAACCGCTGGCGGCACAGGGCTTGCGTATGTTTGGGCGCGGCTGAATGGGGCCGATGTGGCTAACACGGCATCTCAAGTTCGCATCCAAGGCAACAACGGCGAAATTTTCTGCGCTGCTAATTTGTTTTTTGAGATGTCGAACGGTGACTATTTTGAGTTGATGTGGGCAGCCGATACGACAACCATTCAGTTATTAGCAGAAGCAGCTGCCGCGCCGCATCCTGGCATTCCGTCGGTCATTCTTACCGTTAATCAGGTGAATATATGAGCGTATTTCTTTCATCTTTTGCCGGTGCCGGAGCGCAGTTCTTCGACAACAATGGCAACATTTTGTCGGGCGGTAAGCTCTGGACCTATACCGCTGGCACCACGACGCCGCAGGCGACCTACACGGACTCGTCCGGCGGCACGCCGAACACGAACCCGATTGTCCTAAACGCCGCAGGGCGGACAGCGCAGGCCATTTGGCTGACCGAGGGCGTGTCGTACAAGTTTGTGCTGATGACCTCAGCGAACGTCGTGATCGGCACGTATGACGATATTGCCGGTGTTAACGACTTCAGCATCGAAGGCATTAACTGGTCGGACATAATCGGCACGCCGACGACCCTTTCGGGCTACGGCATTACCGACGCATTGTCTGCGGCCACGGCTGCGGCAACGTATGCGCCGAAGGCCAGCCCGACGTTTACGGGTACGGCGTTAATTCCCGACAACGCGCCGTCTAGCACTAACTATGCGGTAGGGTATCGAGACGCGCCTCAGAATAGCCAAACCGGCAACTACACGCTGATTGCGGCTGATGCGGCCAAGTCCGTCGTGATGAACGCGACTAGCGGTACGCTGACGATTCCGGCCAACGCGTCGGTGCCGTTCGCGGTTGGCACGGTCGTAATTATTATCAACGTCAACGCTACGGCACTCTCAATTGCCATAACCTCAGACACGCTGACGCTCGTAAACAGCACCTCGACCGGCACGCGCACTTTGGCGCGAAACGGCGTGGCAACCTGTATCAAGATCGGCGCGACTTCATGGCTGATTAGCGGAGCAGGCTTGACCTAATGGGCGGCGCGACTCTAGCAGCGTTTATTAACGGCACGACCGGCGGTGCTGGTGCGGGCGTCTATGACGCGTCTGAACCGGGCATGGGGTCGGTTACGATCCCGGCATCGGCGACGGGCGTGACGATCGAATGCTGGGGTGCGGGTGGTGGCGGTGGCTACGGCTACTTTGGCTTTATCGCACCGGGCGAGCCTGAAGTGTTCCCCGGTGGCGGTGGCGGTGGTGGTGGCTACAGCAAAACCATTTTGGTGCTTGGCGTAGGCGATCCTGGCAAAACCATTAACTTTACCGTTGGCTCTGGCGGCGCGGGCGCAACCAGTTCCACGCTAGATGGCAGCTACGGCACGTTCTCCAACGTTTATAGCGGCACGTATACAATTACGACAATGACCGCCAATCCTGGCGGTGGCGGTACGTACGGCAGCTACCCCATTCAAGGGCCGGGCGGCACGGCAACCGGCGGCAATACGACCAACACGACCGGCAACGGTGGTGCGGCGTACGAGCAAGCGGGTGCCGCGGGCGTTGCGGGAGTAGGGTCGCTGACGGCGGGTGCTGGCGGCGATGGCGGCTTCTTTTTTGACGGCAATCCCGGCCAGAATGGCCGCGTGCGCATGGTCTTTACATTCTAAGGTGACGCATGGCAGTTAACATCAAGGTCTTAATTCCGGCAAAAATTGCCGAGTCTAGCCAAACAACCCAGTACGTCGCCACGAACGTGTCAACCATTATCGACAAGTTTACGGCTACGAATTACGACACCACGGCCCGAACGATCTCGGTCAATCTTGTGACCGGGTTTGATAACGCCGGAAACCAGAATTTAATCGTCAAGGCCAAGACCTTGCTACCGTCGGAGACGTACACATTCCCTGAGCTAGTCGGGCACATATTGGCTCCCGGCGGGTATATCTCCACGATTGCTAGCGCCGCCTCGGCAATTAACATTCGTGCTAGCGGTCGAGAAGTGTCGTGATCGTACGCAACGCGATCGCCGAGGACTTCCCGCGATACCTGCCACTGGCGCAGGCGTTTCACGCGGCGTCCCCGGTGCATGGCGTTATCCCGTTTGACGACGAGGGGTATGCCGACTTTTTCTTACAGGCCGTGCAAAACCCTAACATCGGTGTGTGGCTGGCCGAAGACGACGGTGAAATTATTGGAATCGCCGGCGCATTGTTTTACCCTATGTACTTCAGCCCTTCCAGTATGGTAGTGCAGGAGTTGTGGTGGTGGCTGACGCCCGTAGCGCGAGGCAAAGGGGCAGGTCAAGCCATGTACGATATGATCGAATCGTGGGCAATCGCAAAAAATGCAACCGCTATTTTTATGATTGCCCTTGAAGATGAGCGCGCAGGCAAGATGGCTAATCTTTATGCACGCAAAGGGTTTCGTCCTATGGAACGCACGTTTATGAGAGAGGTGGCGTAATGGCCATTGGAACCGCAGCAGCAATCCTAGGTAGCGCCGTTATTGGCGGTGCCGTCGCGTCGCGGGGGGCCAGCAAGGCCGCCCGCGCACAAACGCAAGCCGCCGATCAGGCCGCGCAGTTACAGCGTGAAACCTTTGAGCGGCAGGTAGAGCTACAAGAGCCGTTTCGCCAAGCCGGCATCGCATCGCAGAATGAACTTATGCGGATGCTGGGTATTGGCGGTGAGCCGGGCACGGCAGGCTACGGCACGCTGGGCCAGCCCTTTACTGCGGAGCAGATGCAGATGGACCCCGGCTACGCGTTCCGTCTTGCCGAAGGCGAAAAAGCGCTAGAGCGCATGCAGGCTGCACGCGGTCAGTACCTTGGCGGCGGAGCTATCCGCGCCGGTACGCGCTACGGTCAAGAGATGGGCTCACAGGAATATATGAACGCCTTTAACCGCGCTCAGGCGTTGCTCGGCAACCGCCTTGGCGCACTCGGCAGCCTTTACGGCGCCGGTCAGACGGCAACCCAACAGGTCGCTGGTCAGGCTGGTCAGATGGGCGCCAACGTCGGCAACCTGCTCATGCAGGGTGGTCAGGCGCGTGCCTCGGGCTATCTTGGGCAGTCTAACGCTCTTGCGCAAGCTCTTGGCCAAGGTGCAATGGGCTATGGACTCTATAAGGGCGGGTATTTTGGCGCACCTGCGGCTACAGGCGTGGGTAGTGTCGGACCTTACGGTGGGTCGGCTATCCCCTACACCGGTCAGTACGGAACCGGAGGTTAATCATGGCTGTCATCGGTGCAACCCAACTGGAACCCGTCAACGTCCTTGGCTCATACGTGCAAGGTCTTGAGGCTGGGCGTCAGGCCCGTACGCAGCGCGCTAAAGAAGCGCAAGAGCTAGCGGCCGCGCAGCGTGAGATGGAGTTTCGTAATTTTCTCTCTACCGCCGATCTCAGCACACCCGAGGCTCAAAACCAACTTATGCGTTTTGGCAAACCTGGTGCTGAATTAGCTACGTCAATGGCTGACTTCGCTAGCAAACGTGCGACGGCGGAGAAAACGGGATTAGAAATTAAAGGCGCCCAAGCCAAACTGGCCGACGAAAACTATGGCCGGTTTCAAAAAATGCTCGGCGACTTTGCATACGGCGAAGCGCCGCCCACTAAGGCGCAGGTGCTTGATCAAGTAGACTTTATGATTGCGCAGGGCACGATTGTGCCACAGTTCCGCGACTATGCAGCCAACGCGCTGCCCGATAATCCTGAAGAACTGCAAGCGGCATTGCGCGGGCAATTCTTAGCGCAGATTCCGGCTGCTGAACGCGCCAAGCTGTTTGTGCCGATGTCGGCAGACGTTGAGGCGCAGAAGGCGCGTATCGCCGGTGCGGGTGCCTCGCGCACTACGGTCAACTTGCCGCCCGCTGGTAAGAAGTTCAGCGAGACGCTCGGCGAAACGGCTGGCAAGCGGTTGGATACGTTCCGCGACAAGGCGGAGTCGGCAGCCACCACGTTGCAGTCCGCGCAGCAACTCCTGCCGCTGCTCGATGATCCGAAGTTTATCTCCGGCACGTTGGCTAACGCACGCTTGGCTGTGGCTAAGGCTGCGGGTATCGACGTGGCTTCGACCGAGGCGTACTTCGCTGGCGTTGGCCAGCAGGTTGCCGAGCGCATTACCGCGTTCGGTGCCGGTACGGGCTTGTCGGATGCTGACCGTGAGTTCGCTAAGAAAATTGCGGCCGGTGAAGAAACGCTTACCACCGAAGGTATCCGTCGCATCATCCGCATCAACGCCGAGTCCGCACGTAACGTCATCAATCGTTACAACACTGAGCGTACGCGGTTGGCGGAAAAAGAACCTGAAGTGTTGGACTACTATCCCGAAATCACCGTCGCTCGCCAAGTCAAACGCACCGGCACTGTCGATGGTCGCCGCGTAGTTATGTACGATGACGGGAGCATTGAGTATGCCGATTGATCCAAATAAAGTTAAATGGGATCAGCCTGCCGTAACCGTCACTAAAATTGGCGACCGTGAAATTGACCCTAACAAAGTGGTGTGGGACTCAGCTGAAGGGCGCGGCGCGGTAGGCGCAGAGCCCGCTGGCCGCACTTGGGCGCAAGTTGGCCGCGAGGCCATCAGCAACATTCCCGAAAGCGGCATGCAGATGCTGGGCGGCCTGTATACGGCTGTGACCCGGCCGCGTGAGACGCTAGAGCAACTCGGCGAAGTGTTGACCGGCGCGTATGCCCGGTTCATCCCGCGCGAGTGGATGGCTCGACCCGACAAGGCCGAGGAGTTCATCCAAAAGGCCAACGCGGTAGGCGGCCTGTACCGCGACCGTTACGGCAGCGTCGAGGCGCTAAAGAACACGATTGCTACCGATCCGGTCGGTTTTGCCGCCGACGTATCGACGCTGACAGGTGCGGCGGCTGCTACGGCGCCAGGCCGCACCGGTCAAGTGCTCGGCACCGTTTCACGGGTTACGGACCCGACGCGCGTGGTAACGGCCCCCGCTGCTATCGCTGGTCGCGCGGGCCTTAATGCGCTGGAGCGCACGGCTATCGGCGGTAAGGCCAACGTGCTCTTGGAAGCCGCTGAAGGTCGCGCACCGGAGATCATTAACGCGCTGCGCAATCAGCCGGAGATCGTGCCGGGCGCGGTGCCGACCGCCGGTGAGGCTGCGGCGCCTGTAGGCGCGACGCGCTTTTCTGCGCTGCAAGAGTCGGCTGAGAAGATTCTGCCGTCTGAGTACATGGCTCGCCGTCAGGCGCAAGATGCCGCTCGCGCGGCGTCGCTGCGTCAGGTGGGTGGCACTGAGGCGCAGCTTACTGCGGCTCGAAACGCTCGCGCGGCCGAAGCGCGGCTGTTGTACGGACAAGCTGGCGCAAAGGCCGTGGTAGAGGACGCCACCCTGCAAAGTTTGCAGGCGCGGCCGTCAGTGAAACAAGCGTTTGAACGCGCTAAAACTTTGGCCGCTGAAGAAGGTGCATCGTTTGGTTCGGGCGGCAACTACACCGCTGCCGACATGCACTACGTCAAGTTGGCGCTGGATGACCTTATCCAGAACCCCGCCACGTACGGTATCGGCAAAGTCGAAGCCAGCAAAATCGCAAGCACTCGCAAAGACTTCATCAACTGGCTGGAAGGTCAAGTGCCGGAGTACGGCACGGCTCGCAGCACGTTCCAAGCGCGCAGCAAGCCCATCAATCAGATGGAAGTCGGTCAGTTTCTTGAAAGCAAGTTGACCTCCGCGCTGCAAGGCGAGCAGAAGCTGCGTCCCGCCGCGTTTGCTGGTGCTGTCGAGGCCGCGCCGCAGACGATCCAACGGGCGACCGTTGGCGCGCCGCGCTATGAGAAGCTCTCTGACGTGCTGACGCCGGATCAAGTCAAGATCGTTGAGGACATCCGCAGCGACTTGGCTCGTCAGGCTAAGTACCGCGAGCAAGCCCGCGCAGCCCGTCCTGCTGGCCCAAGCGCCGAGCGCGCCGGTACAGAGCTCTTGGTTGAAGCGGCCGGTGGCGCGCAGTTGCCGACGTTGCTCAACCGCGTGACGACTGTGGCCAACGCCATCCTCAAGCGGCTCGCGGGTAAGATTGACCGCAAGCTCGCCATCGAGATCGCTACCGACATGTTGCAACCGGAGTCGGCGGCGCTAGCCCTTGAGGCTGCGCAGCGTCGCGCTGGCGCGGTCCAGACCGCAACCGGCGCTATCCGTGCGGGTGGCGCTGCCGCGCAACGTGCGGCCGCACCGGCCGTGGTGGTAACAAACGCGCTCGCTGGGGCTGAGGCGCGACGCAATCAAATGGCCCCGTAAGGAGACGATCATGCTCAAAGGCGCACTTAAATCCAAAACGGTATGGTTCAACGTATTGATCGCCATCCTCGGCGGTCTGGAACTGATGGGCGCGCATCTGACGACGCTGTTCGGCTCGCAGGTTGCCGCCGCGATCATGCTGTCAGGCGCGATCGCTAACCTGGCGCTACGCGCCGTGACGACGCAACCGCTCGCGGCGAAATGACGGTCGAAACCAAAGACCTACGGCTGCTCAAGACCGATTACACCCATCGTGTCCGAGCAGTGGAGACGAAGTTGCGCTCGCTTGAGCGCCGTGTTGATTGGGTTGAGAAGTTGCTATGGCTGTCCGCCGGAGCACTGATCAGTTGGCTTGTAACCCTAGTGCTACGGAGCATGTGATGGACGAAGGGCAAATTCTATTCAACATTATCGTCGGCATCGCCGGCGTGTTTGGCGGATGGATTCTCAACAATATCAGCCGCAGCATCGAGCGCCTCGACAAGGACGTGCGCAACATGCCGTTGACGTACGTGACCCGTGCCGACTATCGCGCCGATATTGATGAAATCAAAACAATGTTGATGCGAATAAACGACAAGCTGGACGACAAGGCCGACAAGCCGTGACGTTAGGCCAGAAGCAGCGGCAGTTTGCCCGCCTAGTGGCCAGACTGATCGACAAAGCGTATGAGTTAGGGTTTGAGGTGTCGTTAGGCGACGCCTTCCGTGACCCTCGCGTACACGGCGCTATGGGCGTCCGTAAGTCCTACAGCCACCCAAACAGCGCCCACAAGATTCGGCTGGCCATTGACCTTAACCTGTTCAAAGACGGCGAATTCTTGGAGCAGTCCGAGGATCATCGCCCGCTAGGCGAATGGTGGGAGCAGCAGCACCCCCTCGCCCGATGGGGCGGCCGCTTCAATGATGGGAACCACTACTCTTTTGAGCACAATGGTGTAAAGTAGTGCCTTACTGGTTACTGAAATACGCACCACATTTGATCTTGACGGCAGGCTTGGGCCTTCTGGCAGTCTATGCGGTACACACTTTTCGGGAGCAAGGTCGTGAAGAAATACGCCCTCAAGTGGAGCGTTTGGAAGCTGAACTACGGACCGAGCGTGCTAATCGCATACGTGCTGAAGTGGCTTCAAATGCGTACGCATCCGAACTGGCTGCTCTTGCTCGCCGTCCTGTTCGCACTGCTCCTGTCCGGCTGTGCCGCGAGCCCGCCGCAGTGCCAGCCGGCAATGCCGCCGAAGGAACTGCTGGAGCCGCCCCCGCCGCCGGGAGCGATGCAGGATCGGCTGGAACAAATTTTGAACAAGGGCCAGACATCGGCCCCGAACTCCGCGAGCTAGCGGCGCAATGCGACGCGCAAAACGCCAAGCTGCGAGCGTTGCAACGGTGGGCGACACCAAGTCCGTAGCACGCGCTGACGGTATCCCGGCGCACTTTCAACTTGCCGGCCACACGATCAAAGTAAAAGTCATTCCGCCCTCAAAGTGGCGGCATGGCAAAAATTGTGTTGGAATGTGGCTTCCAGACAAATATGAAATCCATATTCTAAGTTCTTGTAAAGGCACGAATCGCCAACAGGTGTGGGCGCATGAAGCAACCCACGCCATGCTTGACGTGGCAGGGCATGATGACTTGTCCCGCGACGAACAGCTTGTGGATCGGCTTGGGCACTTGTTGCAGCAGATGCTAACAACAATGGAGTAAACGATGTATTCAAAAGCTACTGATGATGAAATTCTAAAGGCAGTACAAGACGCTAACGGCATCCGAGCAGTAGCCGCCGCTAAACTGGGGTTAAACGAACGAAGCCTGTTGATGCGGCTAAAAAAGATGACAGCCAAGGGATACACAATTCCGAAGTCAACGTATCGTTCTAACTCTGTAAAACAGCCCGTTGAAAAGCCGGGGTACTCATTTACGCCGCTGCCCGATGACGACGTACCCATTGAGCAGCTTATCGAGCACCGCAAACGGCAGTTTGCGCATAAGCGCGACCACGAAGAAGCCTCGAAACTAATTCCAATTCGGATCAAAATACCCGGCGCCATAGGCATCTTGTTCTTTGGCGATCCGCATGTCGATGACGACGGCACCGACATCGAGGCGCTGGAGCGCCACACAAAGCTCGTCCAAGACACCGAAGGGCTGTTCGCCGTCAACGTAGGCGATACCACGAACAACTGGGTAGGTCGTCTGGCCAAGCTCTACGGCGAGCAGAGTACGTCAGCGGCGCAGGCCTGGCGCCTCGCCGAGTGGTTCGTGAACCGATGCAACTGGCTCTGGATACTCGGCGGCAACCACGATTTGTGGTCAGGCTCGGGCGACCCGATGCGTTGGATTGCCAAACAACAGGACGCGCTCTACAAGTCAAGCGAAGCCCGCATCGCGCTGCGCTTTCCGAACGGGGTCGAGGTGCGCGTCAACAGCCGTCACGACCACACGGGCTCGTCGATCTGGAACCCGGCTCATGGGCCGATGAAGGCGGCGATTATGGGCACCCGCGACCACATTTACGTCGCGGGGCACAAACACGAATCGGCTTACTCGGTACTCAAAGACCCGATTACGGGTATTGCGATGCACACGATGAAGGTCGCCAGCTACAAAGTGTTCGATCGCTACGCCAAGGAGCGAGGCTTCCGCGACAACGCGTTCAGTCCCTGCGCCCTAGTGACGATCAACCCGAGCCTGCCGCCAGACCATCCCGATATGGTCAAGGTCTGGTGGACGCCCGAAGAAGGCGCCGAATATTTACGCTACTTGCGAGCGCGGGGCGAGTAGGGCCATCATCTCAGCCCGCTCGCGTGTCGCGCGCAGGGCGCAGTAACGCTGGTGCAGTCGCTCGACAAAGGTGACGCGCTGGCGGCCTGCCATCTCGGCGTCAAGAAGGGCTTTGACCTCAGTTTCGGCCATCTGATTCAGTTGTGCGTTTAGTTCGCGCCAGTTCATTTCAGCTCCCACATTGCTACGTCTGACATGGCGCGCTTGTCATGCAGCGCCGCCCAAATCTTCTCGTCGATCGTCTTGTCCGTCAGCAGCACATACACCCATACGTCGTGCCGCTGGCCGCTGCGGTGTAATCGACCGATGACTTGCTCGTATTCTTCCAACGACCAAGGCAGCGACAGAAACACCATCCGGCACCCACCGTGCTGCAAGTTCAGCCCATGCCCTGCGGACTTGGGGTGAATCAACAGCAACTCGATCTCGCCTCGGTTCCACGCGTCGATCACACCCGGCTGGTCGATCGTCGCCGCCTTGGGGTATCGCCGCTGCAACTCGGCGAGCTCGGCCTGATAATTGTAAACGATTATCGTATTGGCCCGTTGGTTTTCTTCTAGCAGTTCGTCGAGCAGTTCTAGCTTGTGGTCAGAAAACCACACCGTCTTCTGCGACACGTCAAACTTGCCCGGCCGATCCGAGGCCGTGCGGGTCGTCTCGTAGACAAACCCCGAGGCCATCTGCTGTAGCTTGGACGTGACCGCCGCAGCGTTGACGGCGATGGCCTTGGCGTCAGGGAACTCGACCATGAAGTCCTTGCGCATCTTCTCATAAGGCTCGCGGTCAATCAGGTCGCAACGCATCTGCACCGTATGCAAGGGCGGCAACTTGTCGCTGTACTCGCCAGGCTCTAACACAAACGTCGCGGGCTTGATCCGCGCCATAACCTGTGCTAACGCGCCGGTAGCGGGTATCCACTCGCCATACTCCCGGTTGAGGCAGATAAAATACTGCTGCAAAAAGGCGCCCTTGCTGCGGCCGAGTAGGCTTTGGTCGATGATCTTGCATTGCCCAAACACGTCCTCTAGGCCGTTTGAGGTAAAGCTGCCCGTCAGCCCCCACCGAATCTTGACCGGCTCCAGCGCCTTCAAAATCGCTTTAAACCGCACGCCCGAGGGGTTCTTGAGGCGCGTGAGCTCGTCGAACACCACGCCGTCAAAGTCGAGCTTCTGCTTGGCGAGCCACTGCAAGTTATCGTAGTTCGTGACCACCACGCGGGCATCGGACTCAAGCGCCTTAGTCCGCCAAGTGGCTGCACCGATCGCTACCGCGAGCTTGAGGCCGGGTGCCCACTTGGTCGCCTCGACCGGCCAAACGTGCTGGGCTACCCGTAACGGCGCCACGACCAGCCAGCGTGACACCACACCGTCTTGCAAGGCGTCCTGCATGGCCGTGAGGGTGAGCGCCGTCTTGCCAGCGCCTACGGGCGCCAGCACCATTGCGCGGTCGTGCTCGTACAGGAAGTCAGCCGCGCTCTCTTGATACGGACGCAACGAAAGCATCGACTTCCTCTATGCGATACAGCACTTTGTACTTCTGATTCGTCTGCGCCATCACGGACGCAAACACCTTTTGCAAGGGCGACAGCCGCCCGCGCTCGGCTTTCAGTTCCACGAACCACGTCTCGCCGTTCGGCAAGCACACGATCCGATCAGCAACGCCGCGCTGCGAGGGCGAGCGGAACTTAAACGTCACGCCACCGGCGCGCTCGACCGCCCAGGTCAAATACTCCTCGATCGTCTTCTCTCTCATGTTGAGAATCCTATGCGATAAAACAATGCTTGACAAGTAAATCAGCCGGCTCTAGGCTAGCGCAAACACAGTAAAGGAGAGTCCTCGATGAGTCATAGCAATATCGTTGGCGGGTCCACCGCCAAACGCGTGATCAACTGCCCCGGCAGTGTCGCGCTCTGCCAAAAAGTCCCGCCTAAGCCAAGCAGCAAGTACGCCGACGAAGGCACGCTGCTGCATAACGTCATGGCCGAGATGCTTGGCAGCGACAAGGAACTCCGCCATGTGCTCGACATGGAGTACAACGGCATCAAACTCACCGGCGAGCTGATCGACGAGAAGGTTCGCCCTGCACTGGACGCCATCAATGAAATCGACCCAGACGCACAGCTTGAATTCGCAGTCGAACAAACCGTCAGTTTCGGTGATCTTATTCCGGGTGTTTTTGGTTCTTGTGATCTTATCGGTCGCATTGGCGATCGCGCTATCATACTTGATTGGAAATTTGGTGACGGCGTGGCCGTCGAAGCTGAAGAAAACTCTCAGTTACTATTCTATACGGCTGCGGCGATCCGCACGCCGGCGCTGGAATGGGTCTTCAAGGACGCCAAAGAAATCGAGTGCATCATCGTCCAGCCGCCGAAGATCAAGCGTTGGGTGACATCGTTTGATCGCGTGCGACAGTTTGAGCGCGAGTTAACGTATGCCGTTAAACAGTCGGCCAAGCCCGACGCGCCGCTCAAGATCGGCGATCACTGCCGCTGGTGTGCAGCCAAGCCTATTTGCCCGCTGATGACGGGTGCGGTCGATCGCGCGACGCAGACGCAGATTAAGGAGCTAGATGTCACGCAACTTGGTGACATGCTCCAGCGTGCGGACGTGCTTGAAGATTGGATCAGCGACTTGCGTGCGCTTGCGCTGCAAGTGTTAGAGTCGGGCAATCCTGTACCGGGCTATAAGCTCGTCCAGAAACGCGCGACGCGTCAATGGAAGGACGAAGAATCAGCGAAACAGGCGCTCTTGCAGCACCTGTCAATGACTGACGTGATGGAGACGTATTTGATCTCGCCAGCACAGGCGGAGAAGAAGCTGAAGAAGCTGAAGCTCCCCATGCCGGACGATCAGATTATCTCCGTCTCATCGGGCACCACGTTGGCGCCGGAGAGCGATCCCCGGCCCGCCGTGTTGCAAATCGGGCAGCAGTTAACTGCGGCCCTTTCTAAACTAGTGTAAGGAGTAGAGTAATGTCCAATATCACTGCGTTCAGTAAGGCGGGTCTTCCCGCTGTGTCTTCCCTGTCCACCGCCCTGCGTAACATCGAAGTGGAGGTCGGCCCGGTCGGGTCGGCGATCCTCAAGATGGATAAGACGGGTCACTGGGTCTTTGGCGCGGATCAAACCGAGGCTGAGGAAAACAGCAAGTGGGCAGTTAATCCTTTCTCGTTCGTTCACGGCTTCATTGCTTGGGGCGACGGCGAGGTGCTTGGCGAGAAGATGGTGTCGGTGTCACAGCCGTTGCCGGAACTTGAACCGGCTCCCCCGCAGAGCAAGAAGGGTTGGGAAACGCAAGTCGGCATGAGCTTGAAGTGCATCACGGGTGAGGACGCGGGCCTTGAGGCTCGTTACAGCACCACGTCGGTGGGCGGCAAGCGTGCCGTGCAGGCCTTGGCGGCGGCCATCGCAGCCCAGGTCGAGCGTGACCAGAGCAAGCCGGTGCCGGTCGTGGTTCTGAAGAAGGAGCACTACCAGCACAAGTCCTATGGCCGCATCTACACGCCGGTCTTTGAGATCGTCGATTGGGTGTCCATGGATGGCGAGGGTCCGTCAGCACCGGAGGGCGATGAGCCCCCACCGGCCGCTTCGGCTCGTCGGCGACGCGCTGCGTAAGGGAGCGGGGGTCGGCAACGGCCCCCGATTCTTCAATGCGTGTATTAGTAGCCTGCGAATTTTCTGGTGTGGTACGCGATGCTTTTCGCAAGCGCGGGCATGACGCGTGGTCATGCGACTTGTTGCCCGCTGATGACGGTAGCGAGTACCACTATCAAGACGACGTGCGAAATGTCTTAGGCAGAGGCAAGCCATGGGCAATCTTGCCGTGGGACTTAATGATTGCACATCCACCGTGCACTCACCTTGCCGTAAGCGGAGCTCGATGGTTTAAAAACAAGCAAGCCGAGCAAGCGGAAGCCTTAGAGTTTGTACGTTTTCTTTTGGATGCACCTATCCCGCGTATTGCGTTGGAAAATCCGGTTAGCATTATTTCTTCGCGCATCCGAAAGCCGGATCAGGTCATTCAGCCTTGGCAGTTTGGACACGGAGAAACAAAGGCAACGTGTCTCTGGCTAAAGAATCTACCGAAATTAAAGCCGACAAACATTGTAGAGGGTCGAGAAGCGCGGGTTCACAAACTGCCGCCGTCTCCTGATAGATGGAAACTGCGCAGCGTTACGTACACTGGAATAGCGGAAGCGATGGCAGAGCAATGGCAATACTTTGGATAGACTTTGAAACCCGTAGCCGGTGCGACCTGCCGTCAGCCGGTGCGTACAACTACGCGCAAGACTTGAGCACCGAGGTGCTTTGCATGTCCTACGCGTTCGATGACGGCGAGGTGGCAACGTGGTTGCCCAAGTATCCGTTCCCCGAGCGCGTGGCCAACTTCAAGGGTCAGATACGCGCACACAACGCTGCGTTTGAGCGGCTCATCTTTTGGTACGTGTGTCAGATCAACTTCGACTTGACACAGTTTTACTGCACGGCCGCACAGGCACGGGCCAACTGTCTACCCGGTAGCCTTGAGGATATTGGCCGTGCGCTCTCGTCTAAGATGAAGAAGGACCATCGCGGCTCGCAGTTGATCCGTCAACTCTCCATCCCTCGCGCGGATGGGACGTTCAACAACGACCCTGCGCTGATGGCCGAGATGATTGCCTACTGCGAGCAGGACGTGCGCGCCATGCGCGAGATCAGCAAGGCGATGCGCGACCTGTCAGACACCGAGCTTGCCGATTACCACGTCAACGAGCGGATCAACGACGCGGGTGTCAGGGTAGACGTGCCGCTTTGCGAGGCCGCCGTGCGCTACGCCGAGGACGAACTGCAAGAGATTGAGAAGATCGTCTCAGAGGTCACACTAGGTGTGATACAGACCGTTCGCTCGCCCAAAATGCGCGAGTGGGTGCTGGAGCGCGTCGGCCCCGAGGCTAAGAAGCTGATGACCGTCTACAAGGACGGTGAGAAGAAGTACAGCATTGACAAGACCGTGCGGGCCAACCTGCTCGCTATGGACAACGCCGACGAAGTGCCGCCCGACGTGGCCGATGTCGTGCAGTGTGCGGATGACCTGTGGGCCTCGTCCGTCGCTAAGTTCAACCGCTTGAAGCAACTCGCCGATGTCGAGGACGCCCGCGTGCGCGGTGCGTTTATCTTTGCAGGCGGCAGCGCCACAGGCCGCGCGTCGAGCTACGGCGCGCAGGTCCACAACTTCACCCGCAAGTGCCACAAGGAGCCCGAGGCCGTACGCCAGGCGCTTGTGCGCGGGCATGCGATCGTTCCGCGATACGGAATCCGCGTCACGGACGTGCTCAAGTCCATGCTACGCCCGGCGCTGATCCCGGCTAAAGGCAACGCGTTCGTCGTGGCCGATTGGGCGGCGATCGAAGCCCGCGCGACCGCGTGGCTCTCAGCCGACCCGCTCGCCGAGCCTGTCCTTGAAATCTTCCGCACCGGCGGTGACATCTACAAGCGTGAGGCCGCTGGCATCTACGGCGTCGGGCCTACCGAGGTCAACGACGAGCAGCGCCAGATCGGCAAGGTCGCTATCCTTTCACTAGGCTTTGCCGGCGGCGTCGGTGCGTTCAGCGCGATGGGCCGCGCGTATGGCGTCAACATGAGCGAGGCCGAGGCGCAGCGTATTGTTGACCGCTGGCGTCGTGCGAACCCGTGGGCGGTGCGCTACTGGCAAAGATTAGAAGACGCCTACACCCGCGCCATGCGAAATGTCAACACTGAGTTCAAAGCTGGCCGCGTGGCGTACATGTACGACGGTCAGCATTTATGGTACGCCCTGCCCTCGGGCCGCGTGCTATGTTATCCGTTCGCCCGTCTGGAGTCGGACGGTGTGAGTTATCTCAAAGCTGCTTGGAAGCCCGCGCAAGATGCGACTGAATGGCCGCGTGCGCGACTGTGGAAAGGCTTGGCTTGCGAGAACATCACACAGGCCACCGCCAATGATTTGCTGCGGCACAGTCTGCGTGAGTTAGACGCTGAAGGGCATGTTATTATCCTTACAGTACATGACGAGATAGTGATAGAATGTTCCATAAGTGAAGCGGAACGTACAAAAGAGCGTTTAATGGCGATTATGCAAACTTCGCCGGATTGGGCGCAGGGGTTTCCGCTTCGAGCTGAATGTAAAATTATGGAGCGTTACGGAAAATGAAATGGGTCGATATACCTGGTTGGGAAACGCGATACAAAATCAGCGAATTTGGTGATATTCGGTCTAAAGATATGACTGTTGGCGCCAAAAGCGGAAAAACCGCTGTCCGTAAAGGTCGCGCATTAGCCCCGGTCAGAAAAAATAACGGATATTTTTGTGTAACTTTGACGGATGGCGTTAACCGGCCGCAAATTGCTGTACACCGTTTAGTCGCGCGGGCATTTATTGGTGAGTGCCCTATAGGCTTACACGTTTTACATAGCGATGGCGACAAAGCAAACAATCATTATAGCAATTTGCGTTACGGAACTCCTGCCGACAATGTGGCAGATACTAAACGTCATGGTCGGCAACGGTTTGGTGCTAGTCATCCGCGCGCTAAATTGGATGAAGACGCGGTGGCGCATATTCGATCAAGCAACCGCACTAGTACGGAGCTTGCAAAAATGTACCAAGTTTCAAAGGATCATGTAGCTGCAATTCGTAAACGAATGTGCTGGCGGCATGTTTGATAGGGCTAAAAAAAAGCCCGGCGGGTTAGGCCGGGCTAATAGGGGACTGGAGAAGTCACATGATGAGATTCGCCGATTATCTTAACAGCATCGCCCCAGAAGGGGAAGTTATCCTGTTCGTCCGTCAGAAGCCGCTCATGCGTAACGGCGAGCAGCTTGCACACAACGACGGCACGCTGAAGTACACCTGGCCGCCGGCCTTGTTTGACCGTTACCAGCGCCGCCCGCAAGGGGCGTGGTACGCCAACACCGGTTGCTTCATCGTCGATCGCATGGCCGATGGCCTCTCGGCCTCTGCGGCCAACTGCGAGCGCGTTGCGTTCATGGTGCTCGATGATGTCGGCACCAAGTCCAAGGTGCCGCCGTTGGAGCCGACGTGGAAGATGGAGACGAGCCCCGGCAACTATCAGTGGGGCTACACGTTCGGCCTCGATGACCAGCCGACCAAGGGCGAGTTCAGCGCGGCGATCAAAGCGATCGCTGAAGCCGGTTACACCGACCCCGGCGCGATCAACCCGGTGCGCAACTTCCGCATCGAGGGCAGCATCAACCTAAAGGAAGGGCGCCACAACTTCGCCTCCATCCTGACCGAGTTCCACCCCGAGCGCGAGTACACACTGGCCCATATTTGTCAAGCATTGGGCGTCACGCCCGGTCCTGTTGATACGGCGTATATACGCGGCGTATACCTTGAGGACGATGGCCTTGACACGGTGCTAGAGTGGGTCCGCGAGCGCGGGCTGCTGCTCGATAAGGCCAACGGCGAGGGCTGGTACGGCGTAGTGTGTCCTAACCATGCGGCGCACACGACGGGCGACCCCGGCGGGCGTTACAATCCCGTATCCCGTAGCTACACCTGCTTCCACGGTCACTGTGGTGACTGGAATAGCGAGAAATTTTTGCGATGGGTCGAGGCCGAGGGCGGCCCCAAGACGGGCTATGGTCTGCGCGATGACCTGCTCGCAAAAAAGATGGAGGCCGCGTTGAGTAAAATTACGCCCACAACTGAGTTCCCAGACGAAGCCGCCAAGGTGATCGAGGAGGTCGAGCGCCGCGAGCTCGGGCGCGTCGAGCGATCGCAATGGTACGAACGCTTTGCTTACATCCAAGACGATGACAGTTACTTCGACATGATTGATCGGCGCGAGATCAGCCGGCAGACGTTTAACGCGTTGTTCCGTCACATCCCATGCCGCAGCATCCGCTCAAACCGCAACATTGAAGCCTCCATCTGCTTTGACGAGAACCGTCAGGCGATGGGCGCTCACTCGTTGGTCGGCGTCACGTTCGCCGCCGGCGAGTCGATCCTTGTCTCACGCAACGGCCTTGTCTACGGCAACCGCTGGCGCGACGCGCGCCCGACCGCCGCCGAGGGCGACGTATCCATCTGGCTACAGCACGCCGAGCGCATGATCCCAGACCCTATCGAGCGCGAGCATGTGCTTAACGTGATGGCCTACAAGCGCCAGCACCCCGAGAAGAAGATCAACCACGCCGTCCTGCACGCCGGTCGTCCTGGTAGCGGCAAGGACACGCTTTGGGCGCCGTTCCTGTGGTCGATCGGTGGCAATACGCACGTTAACGTGGCGATCGTCAAGAACGAGGAACTCAATTCGCAGTGGGGCTACGCGCTGGAGTCTGAAGTGATCGTGATCAACGAGCTCAGACAGGCCGAGGCCAAAGACCGTCGCGCGCTTGAGAATAGTTTGAAGCCCGTGATCGCCGCGCCGCCTGAACTACTGTCGGTCAACCGTAAGGGCATGCACCCGTACGACGCGCTTAATCGTGTGTTCGTACTGTCGTTCTCAAACGAGCGCGCGGCCATCAGCCTACCGCGAGACGATCGCCGCTGGTTCGTCGTGTGGTCTGAGGCCGAGCGCATGCGCCCCGAGGACGCCGAGCACATCTGGGCGTGGTACAAGTCCGGCGGGTTTGAGTCGGTCGCCGCGTGGCTTGATGCCCGTGACGTGTCGGCGTTCAACCCCGGCGCTGCGCCGCCGATGACTGAGGCTAAAATGATTATGATCGAGTCGGCCATGAGTACGGCCGAGTCGTTCCTAGTCGAAATGATCCGCACGCGGCAGGGTGACTTTGCCAAGGGCGTGATCGCCTCACCGTTCTATGCCATCTGCGATCGGCTGCAAGGCCTTGCGCCCACGGGCGTTAAGGTCGTACCGCCGGCGCTCATGCACGCGATACGCGAGGCTGAGTGGGTCGATTGTGGACGCTTGCACTCACGCGAGTGGCCGACACGTAAGCATGTGTTCTGCCATCCGCAGTTTGCGAGCCTCACGAAGTCGGAGCTCCGGCACATGGCCGAGGACAAGGCGCCTGCATTGTCAGTCGTCAAGTAGCCAGTCAACGAGGATGGCGGCGCCGATAGTCAAGAGTAAGTACGTCACGCTTATTGGCCTTTAGTTGATTGTATCGAGCGGTCACATGCTGCAAGGCGGTCGGCGCCTTGTAGCGCCGCCCCTTGCCTTGGCGCACGTCCTTGCGCGCCACGTCGATCCAGCGCCACATGCGCCGGACCCACCAGTCAGTGAGTGTTGTCCGCGCCACGGTCTACCCGTTGCAGCGCGCGCCTGGCGATCGCGTGCGCGTCCTCGCACTGATCGCGGCTCATGTTAGCAATGGTGTGTAGCGCCGCCTCGTAATGCAGCAGCTTGTATACTGCTTCCGTGTAAAGCTTCACCACGCGGCCGTAGTCATCGCGCGTTAGGTTGTCGCTCATCGCTCCACCTCTCGCACTAGGCGATCAATGAACCACAGAGCTTTTCTATACTCCTCAGCGCGTGCGGCGTCGTGGTCGCCGTGCTTATGGCCGACGCGTGAAAGGTACTTGAGCGCCGATAGGCGCAAGTAGCCCTCGAACTCCTCGGGCGTACTCTTAGCCCTCATGTAGTCAATCGTTTCAATACCGCCGACTTTGTAATGGTCGGGGTTGATCGCGTCGGGCGTACTGTCAGCCTCGGCGTGCGTACTGTCGCTCCCATAGGGCCACGCGTTGTACTCAGCCATCACGGCGTCGATCTCCTCTTTGGTCAGCCTACAGGTGCGCTCCAAGCGGCTCTCGGGCGCTCGGTACATAGTCTCGGGGTCTATAGGCGGCTTACTCTCAAATGGATCAGCCGGCCGGCCCATGTCACGTTGGAACGCGTCCCACTCATCGAACGTCATGCGTATGTCCATAGTTATGGTCCTCACCAGTAGTCACCACCCCAACGCCGCCGACTGCACGCCCAGTTTGGAGGCGGCACGCGGCGCCACTCGTCACGCCGTGCGGCGTCCATGCGACGCAACACGGTGCGCAGCCACGCGAACCAACGGCTCACGCTACGCCCTCGGGTAGCTCGATCGCCTTGCAGCCCAAGGCCAGCGCTACGATCGCGTCAGCTTGACTCTGCGTCATGCGTAGCGCGTCCTCAACACGCTCAACCGGCCGTGACGTGCCGGTATAGGCGCCCTCAGCGTCACGGTCGAGTGTTAGGTAGCGGCCCTCGTACTCAGGGCCGCCGATGGTATATTGAATGACCCAACGCTTGCCGCTCATCGCAGCACCTCCCACGCGTTGTCCTTGCGCTCAGCGAGCTTGAAGTTAGCGATGGGCCAACGGCGCAGCAGCTTAGACGCTGGCCACGCTAGCAGTACCGTGCCCGCGTCGTGCCTCCAGCAGCCCTCCTCCGTCGCGCCGGCGTCTGTGTAGTAGAACGCGCGGCGCATGCCGGTAAGGTTGCCGGCTGTGGTGCCTAGCACCACAGGGTCGAGCGCGAGCGTGCACGCGTCGGTCGTGAGGATCGTCTTGCCTTTGGGCTCACCTTTAACGGCCGCCGTGGCGAACGTGTCCGCATGTGCGGCCGTGGTGAGTGTAGCGGCCAGCACGGCCGTGATGATTGCAGTTTTCATAGTCTATTGTCTCCAGTTGGTTGGTTAGTTGTCGTGTCGTCATCGTCAAAAGGGTAGGCGGGGTCGCGGGGGTCTATCCACCCCCGCCGGCGCTTTGGTTGTTGGCCGATGTCATCCAACGCCGCTTCAATTTCAGCGGCGTGGCGGCGTAGACCTTCATCCATGTAACGCTCGATAGCGTCGCGGTAGCTACTCATGCGGCCACCTCGCCCACGTACGGCGCGACGTGGAACTGATCGCGCGTTGGCATGGTGTCAAGGTGCCCGGCGTCTACGGCCCACTGGCACTCGCGCAAGTGTTCGGCCAATGCGGCCTCAGCCTCGCCGGCGCTTTCGAAAACTTCCGGCTCGCCGTCGAGCTCCCATACGTTTTCGTAATGGTGGCCGCACAGGGTTAGGACTACGTATCGTTGGCTGTCCATGTTAGCGGTACCAGTACGTGCGGCCGTCGATTTCAACGGATGAATAATCCGTCTGGACGTTGCGCGCCGTGGCGCGCCAGTCTATTTCGATATAGTGCGGTAGGTCGCGCGGCACCACGCCGCAATCGGCAAGCATATCTTGCACGTAGTCCACGAAATAAGCGTCGTCGATCAACGTCACGGGGTACCAATCGCCGCGCCATTGTTCATCGCCACCATAGCCCTTGAGTTCGTCGAGGATGGCCTCTAGCGCGATCCGTTCGCGGTTGGCTTCAGCTTGCTCCTCCAGCGTCCATATGTTGTCTTCGGGTGCGGTGTCGATCACGCTTTCCAAGTCTTCAACGCGAGCGATGATGTCGCGGACGTCGATGATGTCGGCGGCAAGGTCAAGTGTGGTTGCAGTTGTCATGGTTGTGGACTCCAGTTTAGTTGATTGTACGATTTTAGTTTACGGTAGACAGTCAATCGTTTGCAAGGCGAAAGATGACAGCGCAGAGCGCCGCACTTGCGCCGACGGCCCACACTTGCATGTGGAGCTCGACGGCAACGAACGGCACGGCGAGTAGGCAGGGGAGAGCGATAGCGGCGAGGGCATGGGAGTAGCGAGTCATAGTGAGTGCTCCAGGTACGTTGTCGATGGAGCAATTAAAACAGCTTCGCGCCACGTTGTCAAACAATTTCTTACAAATAGTAAAATGCGGCCACTGTGCGGACAGCGGCAAGGTGTGGGCAATGTGGGTAATGGTGTGGGTAATGAAACGCGGACAAATTGCCCACGCGCAAGTGACTAGAAAAATAGGCGTAAACATGCGTTGTGGGTAATGTGGGTAATGCTTTTTATTTAACAGTATAAAAATTATATGTACTGTATAGGCGTACAGTATGTGAATATGTGACGCGCATTTGTAGACGCTGGATCAATTTTTTTTCCATGACCACATTGCCCACATTGCCCACAAATGCCCACGCCCGCATGCCTGTGGGCAATGTGGGCAATCCGTTTGCAAT